TGGGATTTAGTGAAGATTCACACATTGCGATTGCTTTCCAATCGGCTGGTAAATCTTTTGGTGTGGTTAGTAATGTCATATACATCAAAATTCCGGAGAAGTCCATGGATCATCCTCTGCGCCTGCAACCAGCATTTCTGCTGTTTCATGGCTCTTTGGTATTCCCTGTTTCCATGCTGTAATGTTATCAAGCAAATGACCTGATTGTATGTCATCTAAAAGGGGCTTTACTTCTTCAAATGTCATATTTGACTCCGGAACAATCTGCGCATCTTTACGCCTTGATGCAAATTGAACGAAAGCATTTTGTTGATTGGTATCTTTTAGATGCTTTGCGAGTTCACGTTGTAACCAACCAGACATTTTTGGAGTCGCAACCCGGCGTGGCTTCAGATAAGTAATTGGTTTTTCAATATATGGCACTTCGCTTGCTCCAAGTGATTCTGAAACATTTGTTTTAACCATTTCTTCTCTGCTTGGTCTAAGTTGTGCAACATTATTTCCATTGCGTTTTGGTTGAAAATTAAAATTGGCCAAACACCTTCCAATTGCTGAACTTTCTGCATTTTCCAAAGCATTGCGAGCATTTACACCTTTTTGTTCAGTGCGTTCATCTGCAAGTCCTGTTGCAACTTGACGATCACCAACAAATGCTTTTGCTCGCACAATATAATGACCATCTTGATGTGAAATCAATTCAGTTTCAATTCTTCCATCTTCACTATGAGTTTTCCAAAAACGATCCAATCTTTCGGCAACTGGTTCGTATTCATCTATATTGAAGAATCCCATTATTTACCCCTTTTCATCTCTTTGATTGTTTGTTCTTCAAATCTTCTGTGTCCTGATGGCAGTGTTATTGCTTTAATCAGTTTTTTGTCTGCCCATCTTTGAATGGTGCGATTGCTGACCAGGAGGAGATCAGCAACCTCACTTGTGCGCAAAAGTTTAGATTGCATTGTATTGATTTTGTTCTTTCTTTAATTCTGCAATAAGTACATCAAGTTGATCATCATTTGCAAGTGTTGATAAAAGTCCAACTGATGCTTCTAATGCATTAACGCCCCATGTATCTTTTAACAATTCAGTTATTTCATTTAATCTATGATTTTTGTTTTCCATATTGACCCCCGCCAATTTGTTGGTAGTACCAGTATATGACCGACTTGGCTGACTTGTCAAGCCCCGGCGTGTCTTACCATTCTTTACCCTCAACAATGAACTTGCCTTTTTCATTGATTGGTACTAATTGAGGCACAACATGATTACCTTCTACATACAGAATTGCAAATCCGGATTGCCAGTTGGCAGCCTTTTCTCGTATGTAGTTTGCACCGGATGATCGTAAATCCATCAAATGACCACACTCGAGTCCCCATATGGTCGTTAAACGGCCACCAAAGCCCCTAGAAGCCTTTGAAATGCCTTGCCTGTGGGTATGCCCACAAACAACATTCTGGCCTGTTCTAATGCCCAAATTAAGGGCTGTAAGGCCACCCTGTGTGTAGAGCCTCCCCTCGTCCCCATGTCCCATCAAAACTCCTGGTGCAATGTAATCCATTGAGCGTTGATAAGTTATTCCTAACTTGTTCAATCCCAATAAATTTTCAATGCGTAGGGCTGTAACAGATTCGAAGGCTGGCGCATTCTTGTAAATGTATTTTTCAATTCTTTGACTGTGATTGCTTCTTTGTAAGATAAATGGCTTCTTCTTTGATCCAAGGGCTTCTCTGAAATCTGCCAAAACATTATGTGCTGTGTTGAAATCTCTTTGAAGTGTTCTTTCAAATTCTGCCCTAGTGCCTTTATTAAAAGCACCCAACTGTGGCACATCAACCTCATCTCCGACACACGCGAGAGAATCGACTTTTGTTTCAAATATAAAATCTTGTAATTTCTCAACATTCCTTTTGTGATGAAATGGAATCTGCAAATCTGGAATTATTACTATGCGTTTAATAGACTCACCTTTTCTTTTTAAGGTCTATTACATCACTCCATATCATATCAGTTTTTGTTTGCAGTTTTGTCAATTCAATTTTCATGTCATTCATTTTGTCCATAAGTGATGATCCACCATTAGGGAACAATGTTTGTTTGATTTTGGTTTGCATCACCACTAGGCGAATCATCAAAACTATTATAGTTGCAGACACACTAATTATTGCTGTTATTTCATTGATTGTCATTGGCGTTTGTACCAATCGGGATCATAGTCTGAGTCCTCATCCCAATCATCATCATCCGGTGTTGCATATTCGTAATTTACTGATGCGTAATTGATCATTCCAAATGCTTGGTAGTCAGTCATTTCTGGTGATACTTTGACGCGCATCTTTTTCTTTTTGCCATTGTATGTTTCCAACAATACAACAAATCCGGTAACTAATTCGTTATCTTTGTGTATATCATTCATAATGTTGATCAGTGCATCACCAAACACATCTGGTATTTCAACCTTGTTTTCATCAGACATTCAAATCAACCCCATTCAATTGTGTTGTCCAACCAAGATACTTAGAACCCCAGGCATCTGTCACGCCTGTGTAATAAATCTTTCCTATTGTGTCCTTGACAGGTAAATCAGTAGTCCACACATAACCAGGTTTATCAGACTGAATAGCCACATGGCCAAACTTGCCACCTTTCCAAAAGTGAGTTACCCCTTGAGGTGCTTTCATTGGATCAGTAAATTTGTGTTTCTTAGGTGTGTTATTCCAAGCAACAATTGCACTAGGATATTTTGCTGATATTTGCCACGCTAATCTGCATGTTTTAAGGCACATGCCTTTAACGCCACGTTTGCCTGACATGTGAGCAACTGCCATCCATTGCGCAGCATCATGCCCAGACCAGCCTTTAGTGTTCGTCTGCTTCTTTGACATTAACTATTCCAAATGCGTAATCTTGTGGATTTAACCAGCGAAGAATTACTGGTGCAACTGCACCGATTCCTGCTGACAACAACATCTTTGGATCAGTAACGCCTGCTAGATAACATGCAATGAGTCCTGCAACAAATGATCTTGCCCAGGACGCTGCAATTGCTTTGTAGTTGGTCATAAGATACTTGCCAATTCTTCTTTAGTTAGTCCGGCAATGTCTGCAAGTTTTTTGATAGCAGATTCACGCGCATCTTGTTTGGCTTTATACTCGGCTTCAAGTAGTTCAGTTCTTTCTTTGTCTGCTTTTCTTTCAGCCAAATATGCTTCTTTGTCTGCACCAGTTAATTCAATGACTTGGTTATCTATACCAACAATAATTTTATTTGTTGAAGCCATAGGTACTCACACTCCCTGAGATATTTCCTGCTGTTGGTATCAAAGAAAAACCATCATATAAAGAACTTGTTGGGAATGTAGATGTCACAATATTTGTTCCAAAAGATGCAAATTGTCTAAAAGTACTTACAACCATTTGTTTATTTCTTGCTAATTGTGGTGACGCCAAAGTAGCAAAAAAAGTATTAGAAGTGCTAGCGCCACCATAACCAATGTAGCCTGAAGTATCACTTGTTGTACTACTAAAAGCAAAACTTGATGGAAATGTTCCAGCAGCATTTCCAATGTAATGATTTCCTGTTGCGTAATCTGAACCACTTGCTCTTAACCTAAAACGTAAAGCAACGTCACTACCAGTAAAATTTGATATATCGCAAACAATATAATAATTATCATAAGTTGTAGTAAAAACATTGTTTACTGATTGACTGGCTACTCCACTAAAACTAGTGGTGTTCAGTAATACTAATCCGGCTTTTTTTGTGCCAAGGGCTGTGTTAAGTGATGTATCAATTGCTGATCCAAGTGTGCGAATTGCACTCGCTCCATCTTTTACGAGCGAAGTGTCATCCGGCGTAGTCCAACCATAATTCGAGGTAGTGGCCATGTGTTAATTGACTCCTAATAAGGCATCTTGCCATTGTAGTGATGGGTCTATTGTACTCCAGATTTCACCAGCATATACATCTTGCCACGCCACTGGAACTGCTGAGAATGTGAAATCTGAAACATTCAAAGTCAAGCGTGCAGTGAACCTGTCAATACTCCATTCCCACCCTTCCACATATCCAAAAAATTGATTTGGGTATAGAAGTGCAGGAAAATCTGTAACTGATATTGGCATACCAAAGAATACACCAACAAGTGAATTAAGCAATGATGAAGTCATAGTTGGGGCATCAATCTGTATTTGAATGCCTTGGATAACTGGTTGAGGATAAGCATTCAAAAGCACTAAACGATCTGCCAAAGTTTCAGCATCTGTTTGATTCTTTAAGAATGTTTGAACTGTTTGTGTGACTCTGCCGTACTGGCTAATTGAATCAAGTTCCTCTGTTTGAACTGCATCTTCTGCTGCACCATAAACAACAATCACATCATTAATGATGTCATTTCGAGATGTTGTTACGCTGATACCATCTGCTAAAATAAAGTTTTTGGATATGTCCACAAAGCCATTTGCTGACACATAATCTGCGCGTGCATCTTGATCCTGGTAACCAATACCGCCAGATGTTGTTTCATAAATATAACCTGACCCTGAATCTGCAACAATTTGTACATAGTTCAAAGCATTTAATGGTTCTGGTGTTGCAAGTGAACTAAACAGATCATATGTGCCAGGTGTGTCAATTGCTGAAATATCAACACCAAGTAATGAGTTCCAAGTCTCAGTTGTGTAATCAGTCCAAATTTGTGTTGCAGGTAATTCATTCCATTTAAGACCAAAAGTGTCAGTTACGACAGATACAATCCGGTCACCATCTTTTTGTTCAGCATAACCAACTAGGTTTGCTTCTTTGGCTGCAAGTTCTGATAACCCACCAGATGCACTGATTTGTGTAATAAATGTGTTTGTTGTGCCAGCATCAAGCACTGAAACTGAAACATCTGTGACTAAGCCTGTAAAGATTGTTGTATCGACACCTGTAAAATTATCTAATGTAACTTGTATTGTATCAAAGATTTCAACATCTGTGTATGGCAAGTTTAAGAAATCAATTGTGGCAAATCCTGCTGATGATTGTTGTTGTACATCATCACGACCCATGCTGATTTGCACACCCTCAAGTGTGTAACTGGTTACGGCTGTGCCGTTGATTTTAACTGTGGCGTTTGGTGACCAAGGCACGATTATCTACCTGGAATCATTGGTTTAACAAACTTATTGACAGTGCCAGCCTTTGCAGCGTTGTTAATTGATTTAACTACTGTTTTGGCTTGTGACTTAGAATTAGTTGCACCGATATTAACTGTTTGATTTACAACTGTGCCATATTGTCCACCAGATGTAGGTTCTCCTCTGAATCTTTCACCAGCACTTTCAACTCTTGCCAGCACTCCTTGTAATCCAACAAAATCTAAAGTGCCACCAGTAATTGATTTAATTTTTGACAATGCTTCAAATAAACTATTAACTCCATCAACCAATTTGGTTATGTTGTCTACAAATTTGCTAAATTCGGGATTTGCTTCACCTGATGCTGTTCCAGTTAATCCAATTGTTTCAGCAACTTTTCTTAAGGCTTCACCTAATCCAATGCCTGATTCATAAGATGAATCAAGATCATCTTTTAATAAATTAAGATTGCCACCTGCTTTGATTGTTGCTTCTCTAATTGAATCTTTACCTGTAAGGCCATCAACTATTCCTTGAATGGCTGGCACTACTTCTTTATTAACAAAACCAGCAATTTTTTCAAGTATTGGCAACAAGGCTGCACCTAATGATTCTTTTGCTTCATTAACAGCAATACCAATTCTTCTAAATTGTCCTTCAACTGTGTTGGCTTCTTGTTCAGCAAATCCTTTGAATGTTTCGCCAAGTTCTTTTGTAATTGCATCCATGTCACCACTTTTAAGAATGGTTGAATCAATACCTAAACCAAGTTTGCCAAGTGATGCAGTATTTCCATCATAGGCCTTACCTAAGGCTGAAGCAACGCTATCCAAATCCTTGCCAGTTGCACTAGAAATATCCATGGCAATGTTTAATGCTTTTTGTGTTTCAGTAGTATCTTTCGTTGATCTAATCAATCTTGCATAAGCAGGTCTAAGTTTGTCATCAGATACGCCAAGTGAAAGTGATTGTTTTGTAATATAATCTTCTACGGCAGCAGTTTGATTTTTTGTTGCACCGATAACATTTTCAAGTGTCTTTTGTAAATTTCTTTGAGCCTGTTCATCTTCAATGGCTGCTTTAACTGAAGTCACCCCAATTGCAAAGGCTGCTGATCCGGCAGCAGTTGCAAGTCCAACAAATGCTTTGGCTGCTGATGAAACAAATCCACCAATTTTGCTTGAAAAGTTTTGTGTGTCGTCTTGGGCTTTATTTAAGCCAGTTTGGAATTGCGCTGTGTCTGCAAGTAGTTGCAGTTTCAGAGTTCTAATATCTGCCATGTTAAATCCTTTCGCGCCATTCTCGTCTTATTCTATCAACTTCTTGAACCCATCTTTTGGTTATTTCAGGTTGCAATGCTTTAAGTGTTGGAAATATAAAGTAACCTGCATTACCTCTGCCTTCCCGTGGTGATCGTGGTTGAAATTGTCTGTAACCAACATAATCAGTTGATTTGCCTTTTCTTTTGCGTGGTCTATCTTGATATGATCCAAATTCAACACCAAGTGCAATTGCACCCACTGGTGTTCCATTTTTTAATTTGACTGTACTTCCACCAACTGTAAAGAATGGTGTTTTTGATCCTGTTGAAACTTTAATTGATCTAGCAATTGCCTGGCCTTGTGGTGTTGCTTGCAATGCTGATCCAACTGCTGAGGCTGCTTCTACTGCAATTTGATTTGCTGCACGATTCATATCATCTTGAGCAATTTGATCCATGTTCTTAAAAGTTTTACGAATAGCGTTAATGTCGGCATCTTTAATCTTAATTTCAAATGCTCTAGTTGCCATGATATTTACTCACCACATCTGCAATTGTTGATACCTGCTCTGCCGAAAGCGTTTTGAACTCTGACAATGGTTGGCGCGAAACAATTGCCAGTTCTATCAAAGTCCGTTCTATGCTTCCGGCTGTGTAAAATTTGTTGTTGCAAAATCCTTTGAATTGATGTGAACAACTTGTGATCGCCAATCTTCAAACTTGCCAACTGGCTTGTCACTGATTCTTCGTTGCATTTGGTATGCAAGCCAGAATTGTTGTTCCAGGCTTGGAGGTAATTCTTTTTTGAATGATTCAAGAAAAGTTGAACCAGTTTCTTTTTCAGCCTGAGCAATTTCCCATGGAATAGTCCATTCTTCAAAAGACTTTCCATTTGCAAGTGTCCATTCTATTTGTATCTTAAACATTTAAGGTGACCCCTGTCTGTCAA